ACGAAGGCGTGAAGGTCTGTGCAGCCTGCGAGGGAACGGGTCGAGCGCACGCTGACCTCCCAGACGATGACACCGCCTGCGCAAACTGCAACGGCTCAGGCGAGCAGCCTGCAGGCGAGGCACAAGACCTTCAGCAGTATTCCCCCTCCAAGCCCTCCGGTGGCAAGCCTACAAACGACATGGTCGATGCTAAGGGCGTAGAAGGCGAAGTCGAGAAGAAGGACTACACCGATGAGCAGCGTGCCTCAATGGAGGAGTCTGGTCAGGCTATGGAAGGTGGAGCGTTCCCCATCAAGACCATCAAGGATCTAAAGAACGCCATCCAGTCCATCGGTCGTGCCAAAGACCGTGAGGCAACCATCGCCCACATCATCGCCCGTGCTAAGGCGCTGGGCAAGGAAGACCTCATCCCTGACTCGTTCAAGGAAGTCACCCACGATGAAGCCACGCTGAACTCAGTTCGTGCCGGACTCATCGCTCTCATCAAGGCCGAGCTAGACGAAATGCTCGCCGGCGAAGAAGACGAGATTGGCGATGTGAGCGAACTGCTCTGCGCCCTTCAGATGTTCATCTGCTGGTGGGATGGCGAGGCTGACGAGAACGAGACTGTCGAGCCTTACGCCGACATGACCGAAGAAGCCCCCGAAATGTCATCAGTAGACATGAGCTACATGGGCCTCGGCGTATCTGCCGACCTAATCAAGAGTGCATCTAGCGAGACCGCTACCGATGCCGACAAGACCGCACTCCGTGACGAGATCCGCAAGGCTCTCGGCATAGACGAGGAAATCGCCACCTACAAGGCGAGTCTCACCGAGCAGGAAGAAGTCATCAAGGGCTTCAAGGCTGTTCTCGATGAGGTTCGAGGGATGGCAGCACCAGGAGGCCCAGTCCTCCGACAAACACATTCGCAGGTCAAGAAGTCTGCGGATGCCGAACGCTTGGAAATCGAGGCTGCACGACTTCGCAGCATTGCCGACCAGGTAGTCGATCCAGTTCTCCGTAATGCTTACGTTGCTAAGGCTCTCGAAGTCGAGTCCGATGCAAAGCGCATTGCACGAGGCTAACCAAACCAATCCCTAACTACCAAGAAAGTAGAAATCATTATGGCTTATTCAGCCCCATCAGTTGATGACCTCTTTGGTGGCCTTCCAGCCGAACAGCGTGTAGAGCGCTTTGAGGCTTACAAGGCTGCTTTGAGCGCTTGTCACACCAAGTCCATCCACGCTGCTCAGACCGGCTCAGCCTCCTTCGAAAAGGGTGTTGGCATCGTCAAGCACAACACCGTTGCTTCGCAGGCTGCCGAGTTCAAGAGCAACTTGTCCAAGTCGGTTAGCGCCGACCAACTCGCTGCTGTTGAGAGCGCCCTTGCCGGCATCTCCGACATCAACAAGGACTGGTCGCTCACCACGCCTCTGACCGGAGTTCCTTACGGAAACATCGGTCTCGTTCCCTACGACCTCGACCCTGCGCTGTCGATGCTGGTTCCCAAGACCTTCATCCTCCGCAACCAGATCCCACGAGTGGGCGCTGTTGGTCAGGCACTTGAATTCCGTCGCATCCTCGGTGTGTCGAACTCGGGTACGGGTAGCGTTGCTAACCTCAACACCTTCTTCAACTCCAACTCAGTCACCTCCTCCTACGGTGGCGTGAGCCTGAACCGCCCTAACAAAATCAACTACGCTGCTGACCGTATCGTCAAGTCGTTCGTTGAGCAGGGTGTTTCGGACTCCGTCACAATGCAGGCCGAGTTCGCTGGTCGTGGTTACACAGACCTTCGTCAGTTGAGCCACACGTCTTTGCTCTGGGCCACGATGCTCGGTGAAGAGCGCAACATGTTGAACGCCCGTTCGACTGCGCTTAGCACTTCGGGTTTGACGTTCACGGCTGTCGCTGACACCACCGGAACCGGCATCACCGTTGGAACCGCCTCAACTGTTGTTCAGGTCACGTTGTCTTCATCATTCGGTGAGACGGCTCCCCTGGCTGCCGGTACGGTTACGACCGTTTCGGGTCAGGGTGTCAAGGTCACTTACACGGGTGCGTTGCCAGCCGGTACGCTTGCCATCAACATCTACGCCACGACTACGACTCCAAACATCTACAAGGCCACCTCATACAACGTTGCTTCCGCTTCGTTGCTTGGTCTGACCTTTGCCACAAGCACTGCTGCTTCGGCTACCGATGTTTCGTACTCGACTCTGGCCTACGATGGTTTCGTCAGCACGCTGACCGACACCACGCAGACCGGTTACGTCAAGGCCCTGAACGGTGCGCTTAGCTCATCCGAGCCTGGTGCAGAGTTCCAAGATGCATTCATCTCCCTGTTCAACTTGAACCAGGCCGACCCTGACTTCATCCTCACCACCGCAGCCATCCGCCGTTCGCTCGCTAAGAGCATTCAGCAGCAAGGTACGGCTACGGGTTACCGCTTGAACTACGAAACTGGTTCAGACGGCATCACCATTGGATCCGTTGTCACCGCTATCGCCAACGAAAGCACCGGAAAGATGGTGGACATCATTGCTCACCGTTTCTGTCCTACCGGTGTTGCGTTGGTTCACAGCACGCAGTTGCCTTTCCCTGACTCTGGTGTCTCCTCGACTGTTGAAGTTCACGCAGTCCAAGACCTCATGGTCATCGAGTGGCCCCAGATTGGCATGACGTACGACATCAGCTCGTACATGTACGGAACGCTTGCCTTCCGTGCGCCTGCATGGTCTGGTGCTATCACCAACATCATCGCCTAGTCATAGGCAAAGTCTGCCGGAGTATGGTTCGCCCTGCTCCGGCAAACTCGCTGGTCTTTCAGACCGGCACTTGCGAAGCCCTAGTGCTTCAGCATCCCGAGGGTGGGTGGTTAGTTTCCTCCCCTGGCTGACCCCCACCCTCCGATTCTCAAGGAGAGATGTAATGCGATTAGTAGGTTCAGACCGAAACCTCAAAGAAGTCACGATGAACGACAGCGCACCCGTGCAGCGTTCTAAGGATGGAACGTTTCATGTCGATGGCCCAGGCGCTCGTGCGCTAGTCAAGACCGGTGACTTCGCAGTTGCCGGAACCACCTTTCATGGCGCTCGTGGCTACCGTTGCCAAGACTGCTCGTTTTTATCGCTATTCCCGAAATGTAAGTGCGGATCTACTAACACGATTGAAGAGGACTAATGGCCGTTATCGCCAGCATAAATCTCACCGAAGGAACCCACGTTCCCTACGTCACGATTGACGAAGTCCTCTACTCCCCCACCGCCTCATCCATCGACTTCTCTAACCTCATCGAGAACGGCAGCGAGGCAGTCCAGCGCCGTGCGCTCAACGAGCTCATCGTGCGAGCGTCAGTCAAGGCTGACAACTTCATCTACGGGGCGCTCGGAACTCTGACCGCTACGGTGAACACCGAGAACGGGCGCTACCGTGCGAACCGCATGGGGCAGTTCGTCATCCATCCCTACTACTGGCCCATCTTGGAAGTACGCACCTTCAAAGTCGGCTACGGCCCAGGTACGGCTATGACCACCGCCACCGTATCGGCCGACACCTGCTCCATCGAGCGGATGCAGTTCATCATGACCAACCCCACCGGCCTCGGATCTACGCCGGTTCAGTTCAACACCCTGGGCAACTACGCCGTAGGTGGCAACGAACAGTTCGTGGAATACACCTACGTCAATGGTTTCGCCAACGCCTTCACGACTGCCGACTCCAACATCGGCGCTACCTCCATTCAGGTGACTTCGGCCATCGGCATCTACCCAGGTCTGACCCTCACCATCTGGGATGGCATGAACGATGAGTCCGTGACCGTGGATTTGAGCTATGACGGAACCAGCCTGACCCTTCCCCTGACCTCGGGCCTTCTCTACAATCACGGCAAGAACGTGTCTATCTCCAACCTGCCAGCCACCGTCAAGCAGGCCGTCATTCACCTAGTCGTGTCGATGGTCAAGCAGCGTGGTCAGGGCGGTCTAGTCCTGAACGAACTCGGAGACATGACCCCTGCCGGTTCCATCAACGTCACCAGCCAAGTCGATGAGATGCAGGCCTACGACCTCCTCACCGAGTTCGCTGCCATCTGGGGCCGTATCTAATGAGCCGTGCCACCGTTCGAGCGCAGGTCGCTTCGTACCTAGAGAACGCTGGCATCACCAACCTGTCCGGCGTCAAGCCCTTCCCAGCCAAGTTCACTCCCGAGATGGAGTTCTACGCTGGCGAAGACCCAGGCCATTCCTCGGGCGCAATCATCTTCATGTTCTTCGAGTCTGAGACTGAGAACCGAGTGGCGCTAGGTGGCGCTCACAACGGTCGCAAGGCTGTGGAGTATTCTTTAGTGCTGGATTGTTTCATGCGATCCAATCACAAGAAGTCCGAGGATGCCGGTGCTGATAACGAGGACTTCCTTGATTCCCTCTTGGCAGCCATTCGAGCAGACCGCAACGCTGGCAACGCTTCCATCATCTTCCAATGGGGTGAGGGCGTGAACCCTGGGGGCGCTGACCTCTCGGTCGTGAGCTACTACCCACGCCTGCTAAATGGCGCTGGAAGTGCCACACAGACTTACTCAACAGTTCGGGTTTCGGTTGTCGAAATCCTCAACACCTAAGGAGCCATCTATGGCGTACAATTACAAAGGCGATATGACGACGGTCTATGTGGATTTCACCGATGGAGACCACACGCTCGAAGCCGTACCTGGCCAGACTTACGAACTCATTGCAGTTCCCGAAGACGGGCTGTTTGAAGAGGTCGCCAACAAGGTCGCTAAGGCCACCAAGACCACCGCAGAAGTACCCACAGAAGCCCCAC